CCGGGTTGACGAATCCGAACTCTCTGAGCGAGGCTCTTAGCTGAAGTATCTGCTCCTTGCTGTGGGTGCGGGCATTTCTGGCGTACGGCACCAGCCGGTCGATATTAACTTTTTCAAAACGCTCGGTTGTTTTCATTCTTATCGTCCTTTCCTGCCTGACAGCAGGGCTTCCATAATGTCGTCCTGCGGATTGCCGACGAAGGCAGTGGTGCAATTCTGTTTAACAATGTCAAAAATCTCATACCAGATGAGATTGGCCTGTTTCTGAAAGGATTGGCTCATCTGCACAAACGGACTGGTTATCGCTCCACCCGTGGTGGGATGCTTGCCCAAAAAGCCGTAGGTGCTGATGGCTTCCTCACACTGGATGTAGCGCGTGAACGCTTGAGCATAGGCTTCAATCAAACGCGGGTTGACGAACTTTTCACAACCGCGCTCCTTGAGCCATTTCCAGGTTTCTATATACAGATCGTCAGCGCCCAGCGGCTTACCGTCTTTTTGTCTGGTGCTTAGGTAATCGCTGGGCACGGGCATATCTTCTCCGTATAAATCCGCCGCATCATCAAGATCGTCTGCTTCAAGCATCGACTCAGGGTGCAGTTCCCGGACTTCTAAAACTTTAGCGGTTTTTCCAGCCATAATTTTGTCAGCAAGTGGCTGTGGCTTGTCACCGGCGCGGACCCGACGTCCGCCCCTGTTGGTTCCGTCTTTTGCCACAAGCCTTCACCTCCTTGCTGTGGCGGGGTTTAACCCCCCGTTTGAACTGTAATTTTTGCGCGCGAAGGGAGCCGCCCGTTCTCCGGGGCAGGGGCTATAGAGATTTGATACCCCCTGGGGGGTGAGACAATAAATTCATTTCCCCCAACGACCGCCTTCGCGGGCAGTGATCTCGGAGTGACAAGACGTACACAAACTCATGAGGTTGTCCACATCGTTGGTGCCTCCTTGGGATAGCGGCTTGATGTGGTGTACTTCCTCAGCAGGCGTGATCCGTCCGTCCTTTTGACATTGCTCGCAAAGTGGGTGCGCCGTGATATATCTATCCCGAATACGCTTCCAACTCCTGCCGTAACGTTTCTTCACGGCTGGGTCCCGCTGATAGCGTTCGTATCGTTTTGCTTCGTCCTTGGTGTGCTCCTCGCAGAATCTGCTGGCTGTCAGCTTGGGACAGCCAGGGTGGGAACACGGCCGCTTGGGCTTGTATGGCATTGGTTCACCTCGTTATTGGCATACAAAAAGCCCCCGCGGTTGTAACTCCGCGAAGGCTCTTGATACAGCTTTCGATATTAATATTATACTTGGTCCTCAGGCAAACACTCCCTCATAATTCCCTCATCTTTATCCGAACAGCATACTGCGCAGGTGGTTCAATGCATTGCTCCTTAATCTCTCCACGTGGCTTTCGCTGTAACTAAGTTCATTCATCAGACGGTAGGTTGCTCCGGACTTCTGATTGTCGCCCATGTAGTATTCAGATAAAATGTGCTGCTCGGTATCGGTCAGGCTGGACCAGGCAGGCTCGAACCATGCCATGTACTCAATCGCCTGGCTGTAGCGTTCCTTCAGGATGTCCAGCTTGTCAATCTGCGCTGCCAGTTTGTCAGCTCCAGCCTGGGGATTCCTGGCAGACGGCATCCTGGATAGCCTCGGGGTTCTAGGTGCAATCATCTTTTCGTACACGTTTTTGATTTCCTCTGGAGTGTTGTTAATGATAAACCGCATATTATTGTAGTCGCGGATGGCGGCTACGGTAGCGGCGTTCTTATTGATATATTTCAGCGCAATCATGCTGCCACCTCCTTAAGGTTTGCTTTTACCGCATCTATCAAAGCGGTCTGGGTTTTGTCTTTGAGCCGTAATGCTTTCATGACCTGCTCGTCAATCGTACCTTTGGTGATAATGTGATGGATAACAACTGTATCCTTCTGACCTTGCCGCCAGAGCCGGGCGTTGGTCTGCTGGTAAAGTTCAAGGCTCCAGGTCAGACCAAACCAGACAAGGGTGGAACCGCCCGCCTGCAGATTCAGTCCATGCCCGGAGGATGCCGGGTGAATCACTGCCAGCTGTATTTCTCCGTCATTCCATCGTTTGATAGAATCGCTGCTATCCAACTTCTCGGCGGGGAAGCGCTCCAGTATCCGGTTTAAGTCATGCTTGTACCAGTAGGCGATGAGAACCGGTTTGCCATTGGCAGCTTCAATTACATCCTCAAGAGCATCCAGCTTGCGGTCGTGGATATTAACTACTGAGCCATCGTCGGCATAAACAGCACCGTTAGCCATCTGCAGCAGCTTGTTCGACAGGCTGGCGGCGCTTCCGGCATCAATCTCTTGACCTTCCAGTGAAAGAATCAGATCTTGCTTCATGGTGTCGTAGACCTTTTTCTCTTTGTCCGACAGCCGAACGGGAATCTCATTTATCACACACTCCGGCATCTTGAGGTAGTCTGTATTTTTCATGCTGATGGTGATATCGGAAATACGGCGGTAAATCTCATTCTCCGCACCGGGCAGCGGTTTATAGCTGAAAACAATCTGTTGATTGCGCTTGTCCGGGGTAAAGAAGCTGTTGCGGTAATGGGTGATGAAGCGGCCCAGCCGCTGACCCATATCGAGAACTCCTATTTCTGCCCATAAATCCATAAGGCCGTTGCCGGAGGGAGTACCTGTCAGTCCCACGATGCGCTTTACCTTGGGTCGGATACGGCGCAGTGCCTTGAACCGCTTTGAACCGTAACCTTTGAAGGAGGAAAGCTCATCAACCACCACCATGTCGTAGTCGAATGGGAGGCCACTCTTGTTTACAAGCCAGTCCACGTTTTCACGGTTGATGAGGTACACATCGACTTTCTGCATAAGTGCCAATCTGCGTTCCTGCTCCGTGCCGATAGCCGCCGAGTAAGTCAGGCCATTCAGGTGATCCCACTTTTCAATTTCAGTAGGCCATGTATCTCTGGCAACCCGCAGAGGGGCGATGACCAGCACTTTGCGGATAAGGAATCTGTCAAGTGCGAGGTCGAAGATAGCGGTAAGGGTAATAACACTTTTGCCAAGACCCATATCCAGAAATATCGCCGAAATAGGATGCTCCAGTATGAAATTGGTCGCATAGGTTTGATAGTCATGAGGACTGTATTTCATCGAGTATCCCTCCAATCTGCACCGCAGAGTCAATGCAGAATACCAAAAAGCCTAACGCTTCCAGTTGCCTTTTTCGTTTTTCCTGCAACGGGCGCAGGCGTTTTCCCGGCGCTTTGAGTTCTATGAAGGCAAGCTTGCCATGGGGGATAAGTACTAAGCGGTCTGGCATTCCATCAAAACCTGGTGAAATAAACTTCAGGGCGATGCCGCCCATCGCTTTGACTGTATTTGTGAGTTTTAATTCTATGGTTTTTTCTCTCATATGAATCCCTTCTGTCTTTCTTTGGGTTCCAGGTTCCAGGTTCCAAGGGGTTCCCAAAATTCCATATAACCTATACGCGCGTATATGCGGGTACACGCGACTGCTCTTTCTCTATATCCATAATTATTTATTTATATTGGAACTATGGAACCCTTGGATAAAGCGTTGATATATCAAGGTTCTAAGAGGTTCCAAGATTGGAGTTTTAGGTTCCGTCTATGGTTCGTACCCATACATACTGAGCGCCGTAACCCCTGATTTTCTTTTTCTGGCCGGAATACGTCCAGCCGCCGATCTTCTGCATGATCAGCTTAATTTTGTAGCTGTCCAATTGGCGCTCGAATTTGCCCCGGTCATTGCCGAAGCACTCACACCAGATTTCCATATTGCTGACATACTCGCGCTGGTTTTTGCCTTCCGGCCGCAATGGGTCGTCCGAGGAGAAGTAATGCTTTCGGCTGTACAAGTCCATGTCATACCAGCCTTCCGGCAGGAGCATATCGAGGTACTCGCGCACCACGCCTTCGCGTTCATCGGCTTCCAGCGCCATTGTCTGTTCGGCTTTTGCCTGTTTTGCCACACTGCCTTCCAGATATAGCTTTTCACCCTGGGTCCAGTAGTGCTTTGCTTCGGCCCAGATCTGCGGCACATCGGTTTCGGGCAGGTCCCAGCCTTTATTGCTGCCGCCCCA